GCCAATGCATGAACTTCATCATCAGTTGGTTTCTCATGTGTCGATAAGAAATCAACAATGGCGCCCATGACTTTATCTTCTTGTTCTTGCTTTTCTTGTTCGACTAGATATTGTTTAAAAGACATTAAACTTCCCCTTCTTGTTTCATTCTTTCATAAACTTCTTGCGCCAAATCCATTAACCAATCTTCATCGTTGTTAGATAGATTATCATACATGTCTATAATCTGAAAAGCAAGACCAGAAGCATTAAAAGAACCATCGTCTTCGATATATTCAGGAACCAATTGTTCCATATTATCCTGAATTTCTACGTGAAGGTCTGACATCACTCCTTCTCTAAGATACTTTAAAAATGACATTTCTTCTCCTTATGCTACTATAAAGTCTGGTGGTTCGCTCTCATCAAACATTCTTTCAAGCCACTTTTCTTCTTCTTCCTTTCCTTCATCAATAATAGCCTGTGCGTTAATATTCAAACCATCTGGTAAAGTTCCAGTATATTTGTTAAGATTAGACCCCCATCTCTTTTTAGCTCTCGCTAAAGCTAGTTTCTTCACAAGAGGGTTATTATATAGGTAATGGGCATATTCCTTCCGCCATAAAATTAACACACCAATTACCGCACTCGATGGGGTTGGAGATATCCGAATAACTTGGCGGCCGGGTAAATAATCCACACTATACATTTTTCCAAACATTTCATTAATCATATCCAAATAAATCATAGCAGTTTGGTATGTGGTCAACACCAGACCTCCGGGAGAGCCATAACCAGGCCCTCCTGGGTAACTTCCTTGTTCAACGTACTGGTTGTATAACAAAATATGGGCTGGACTAAACAAAGTATTGATACCATCCATTCCAAAAGAAACAGAAAAGTCCCAAATATGTTGAACATTGTCAAGAGTTTCACCCGTTGTATAATCGGTTACCGACGAAACCGCATAATCGGAAACATTAGCCGATGTTTGAAATATGAAGAAATCTCTATATGAACCTTCGTCGTAGTTATAGCGTTGAAAATCCATAACCGAATCTTCAATGCATTGTTCTAATTGAGCATCAGAAAGTTCAATATTAATTACCGGATAACCAAGCATTGTAAGAACATAATTTTTCATACCATCGAGATCAGTAATTTCAGCCATTATTTACCCCTAAAAATTCATTTAGTTGAATTTTATTATTGTTTTTCTTCCCATATTTTCTATGAAATTTTTTATGACATTCTTTACAAAATACAATTCCATTATCAGAATCTACTCTATTATCTTTACGATAAGAATAATTTTCAATATGATGTACATTTAAATTACCATCATGTAAATTACCATTAAAACCACATTTCTGACAAGTATAATCATATTTTATCAATACCTCTTTTTTCCAATTAGTATAACCAGATATACTTCGTGATAAATTTCTTTCCTCATTGGACAAATTATGATTATAATTCGTGTTATTAATTCCCTTCTGAAAACATTTTAAGCATTTATTAGATTTCCAATGAATCTGTCTACCACATTCGCAATAATTTTTCTTTTTAGAAATACCACCATTCCAATTACGATTTCTTTCTCCAGATGTAGAACATTTTTTACAAACATCTCTATATTGATAATATGATACTTCAGAGACTTCTTTACAAACATCACATTTTCTTTCAACCTTAACAGTTGAATTTTGTAATAAATCATTAACATTAACTTCTATAACCGTTCCACGTTTAATACATAATCTATAATTATTATCTTTATATCTTGGGATATCATATCCTAAATTTTCAAAATGTTTACAATTTCTACCATTAATTGGTACCAATACTTTTTCAGATAATAACATTTAAATCTAGTCCTTTTTTGTAACTTCCTTTTTCCGGCCGGTTGGCCTTGTTTTTCTAAGCTTTGTTCTAACAGATGATTTAAGTTTCTTACCCTTTAAAGGTTTGCTCTCTTTCTCTTTAATCTTTTCAATCACAATCTCTTTAATTGTCGGATCGTTTATATCAACGATCTTATTTTCCTTCTCCATCTTTTTAATAATCGTTTTAACAGGATCCGGCGGAACAACAACTCTCAACATCCCATCAAAAGACTCTCCCGCAAAAAAATAGTCATCTGGAACAAAATGAAGCTGACCATCATTTGGGACATTTAAAACTCTTTCATTTCTTTCAAACTTCAAATTAAATCCGGCCACGTTCAATACTTTCATAACGACCTCCAATCCAATAAGTTAAATTCACTTCATATATATTTATACTGAATTCCATATATACTTTAAATTTCCCGAATTATATATTCGATACATGCCAATTTCAAACATTATTTGTTTTTCTGTTTTATTAACACCAAAACCTTTAGAAACTAAAACATCCTTTCGGTACTTAAATCTGTTTTCTTTTACTCCATCAACAATATACCAATAACCAGGTTTTGTGCTTAAATCAAATTTCATTCCAATCGATTTATATAAATTATTTTCAATATATGTCCAACTTCGATCAGCATAACTTACAATAATCTTTGGGTTTTTTATTTTAATAAAACTAGATAATATTTTACTAGCTCCACCAACAACTGTCGTATTAATCTTATTACAAAATCTAAGCATTTCCCATTTGTCTGTTGTTAATTTATTACCTAAATTTTTTCTTAAAGTCGTAAATGTCATCAACGAAACCATTTCATTATTATAAAATAACCCTAAATTAATTTTAGCTGGAGCATATCCTTGCAAATGATTTTCTTTCAAAAACTTTCTTGCCTCTTTACCCAAAACGGTTTGAACTTCACATTTTCGAGCATATATTGTTTGATCTGAACAATGAAACAAATTCTTAATTCGACTTCTTACAATTTCATTCTTCATAATCCAATCGTCTTCGTAGATATGAATTAAATGTATATGGTTTTTTTCACACGCAACCGTTTTGTTTAAGTGATAATTCATATCTTTATATAATTCTGAATGCCAATATAACCCATTATACTCAAAAGCTAATTTCAAATCTGGTAAATAAATATCCAGTTCATAAGGGCTAATTATACTCTTATCGTTAATTAAAATTTCCCCCGAATATATGGATTTAATAAACTTTAAAAGTTCTTTTTCATCAAAAGAGATTTGATTATTATATAAAGGATTACATTGTGTACAAATTATTCGGTTTTCTTTACATCTTTTTCTAAACAGTTGTGGCATAATTTCAAATTCATTACCACAATCTTTACAAACAAACTTATACTTATTAGACCATACTTCAACTAAATTAATACTCAAATTATTTGACCTAATAATTTTCTCTAAATTATTAGCTATTCTTTTTCTTTTAGATATTAAAGCTTTATTTTTAATTTCTTTCTTTTCGTCTAACGATTTTTTAGACCATGTTTCCTTAATCTGTTCTGAATTATTATATTCTTCTAACCCATATCTAATTCTTTTGGTTTCCTTAATCTGTTCAATGTTACAATAACCTTTTTTTCCATATCTTTTTTCTTTAGTTAAAAGTATTTTTTGAACTCTAGCCGACTCTTTTTCTGGTGAAAGAGGACTTACTTCCTTTGGAAAATACTCATATCCATATTTTTTCTTCTTCGTATTTTTAATACCATCAACATTGACATAATTTCGACTACCATATCTTCTTTCTAAAGTATCTTTAATCTTTTTACGAACAGATGGATTCTGATTGATATATTTATTACAGCATGAGTGGGAACAAAATTCAGCATACCCTTTTTGAAATCCATAAAACTTTGTTGGTTGATTACAAAGTTTACATAAACCTTCGCCCTCTTTCTTAAAAAACTTATCATAATATGACTGTTGAGTATAATCTTTATGCGATCTTATATGATTAACAACAGACCGAAGATTATTTAATTTCTTTTGACAAACAGGACAAACAAATTCTTCATTTTGTCTCATAATTCAATCCTTAGTATTTTAGATAACATATAGTAGTCATATTTATAGTATAAACATTTTATTAATAATAAAGCCAAGGATATAAAATCCTTGGCTTTATTTTCAACTATTAAGCCTAATCTAAATTAGGCACCCGGATAACCAGCAGAACCAAAGCCAGAAGGCAAGTTGGAAGTGGTTGCGCCAGGAATAAGCTTCTGAAGATTGAAGTACGGAATCAATCTGTAATAACGTCCGCTTCCAAGCAAGGTATCAGTAACAGCGTATCTACTCATAACACCTACTCTTGGAGTGAAGTCATTAGGATGGATTGCCCGGTTGGTCAGACCCATGATGTAAGGACTGAAAATAATACCACAGTCACTGATACCAGGACCCTTATAACCAATCATAGCATATTCCGTTCTCGCATACTGATCACGGTAAACATCAAGTGTTCCATTGAGCTTACCAATAGCAGCCATAACCTGAGTTGCGTTAACATTCTGGTTATAAGCAACCCACTGGTGACCAGCAGCTTGCAACGCCGTAGCGATACCCGGAGAAACAATAACAAAGTTACCAGGACCACGTCTTGTGGAAATAGCAATCTTGTTAGCCTGATATACGATAGACGAAACGATGTTCATGTATTTTTCACCAGACCATCTACCATCGATACCAGTTCCACTACCAGTAAGATCAATAGCGGAAATTGTTTCACCACCATTAGATGAGTTAACAGCAGCAGTTTTCATTCTGTAAATAAGTTCTCTATCCATTTCAGCAGTTACCTCATACTGCAGGAACTGGACCATTTCACGCTCAATATCAATACCGTGCATAGCCTTTACGTCCTGTGCGGCTTCAAGGCTGAAGCTGGCTGCGAGCTTTCTGGTCTTTGCTGTAATAGCAAGCTGATCGATTCTCATCTTAAGCTGTGGATAGTCACCGCAACCGGCTACAGCAGACTCGGCGACATTGCAACGATCGTCAATAGTCCAAGCTTCACCAGCAGAAGTGGTTTGACCAGTACCCGATGTATCATAAGTACCGGAATCAGCAGATGTGTTGTTATGACTACCGGCAAGCGTTGCAGATGTGCCAGTGTCCGAACCGGTGTATCCACCGTATTCCGGAACTCTGTCCCAAGCTGCTTCGTTTCCACTATCATCATCATAAACAACTCTCATGGCGTATGCCAAACCAACCGGAGTTGACATGGCCTGTACACCAACGACCTTGTTAGCGAAAAGGTCAGGGAAGGTACGTCTTACAAGTGCAAGAGCGATAGGACGGAAGAGCCACGAATCTGTTGCCGCAGCCGAATCGGTGTAACCACCAAGGCTACCATAGTTAATGGCACCCTGTGAAGCTTCACCAAGAACTTCCTGACCGTTAAAGTCCTTCTTCTCTTGGTTTTCCAAAAGAGTTGCAAGGTTTTCTTTAACGTATCTGTCCTTGATATCCTTAATGGACATCTTACCTTCAGCCTGTTCCCATTTCTTAATTAATGCAAGACTCATAATTTATTCCTCCTCTCTATGGTTATAGACTGAATTAATCTTCATCCATGTATCTGTTTGCTCTTTCAGCAAACGTGAATTCTTCTTTTTCTTCGTTGACAGATGGCTTGTCTTCGCCCAAGTTATCTTCCTCAGTAATGATCGTGTCAATCGTTCCATTGTCACTTTCATTTGTCTTTGGTTTTGGCTCGACCGATTCCTTCACCATTTCAACAAAGGTATCAATGTTTTCTTTAACATCCTCAAAACGCTTGTTCTTAAACATCTTTGCAACGCGTTGCTTCTGAGTTTTTGTAAGACCTTCGGTCTTTTCAGAAATAAGCAAGAATGTTGCAGACTTCTCAAGTCTTTCTTCGGCTTCCATAATCTTAGACTGAGCATCAGACAAAGTTTTCTCAAGTTGAGCATTCTTTTCGCGCTCGTCCTTAAGAAGAGCAGAACCATCTGAATCAAGCTCAACATAATTGGTCGCAAAGACTTTCTTAATCTGTTCTACAACTGGCATTGCAATTTCGTTAATTGCGAGCTTCTCGATAGACTCATCGGAAATCTGCTCAACAATAACGTGATCAAGGAAGGAACCAAGCTTGGTTACGACCTTCTGCTCAATATTCTTAAGCTTCGCATCGTATTCCTCAATGAGAGCAGCCTTAGCAGCTTCAAGTTCCTCACCAACTTTCTTGCTAACATATTCCTCAGCCAACTCATCATATTTAGCCTTGATTTCTTCTTCCTTCAAGGCGACTCTCTGAGCAATCATCTTTTCGACGGCTGCTTCAAAAACCTTAAGGTCTTCGGGAGTCATTGTTTCTTTAATCTTCTCCGTAATCTTACTCATATTAAGCTCCTCCTATGATTTGCTTGTAATTATTTATGGAATTTAGACTTAAAATCCGTGAAGTTTTTTAGTTTTTCTTATCCCTGATTTCTTGTATAAAATCCATCATATAACTTAAGACATGACTTGACATAGACTTAGGGTCATATTTTTTCTCAACCTTTTTCTTGAGGTTTTCAACAGCAACCTCAACAATCTGGTCACCATCAATAACAAATTCCTTATTTTCCAACACACCTTCTACAAAACAGTTCGGCGCAGATGGGTCGGCTACAATGTCTACCGTAATAAGTTTATAATCTTCCTTAACAGTTTCACCATCAAGAGTTCCAACTCCACGAGTAGACATTCCTACAATAACACCTTCGTCCACAAGAGTCTTTGCAATACGCCCCATCGGCGTATCAATAAGTTTTGCAATACCAAGACCAATATTACCATCCATTTTAAGTTCTTCAATAATATGAGAAACTCTTTCCAAATTAATCTGAGGATTTTCTGGATGGTCTAATTCGCCCATAGACCGATTTTTCTTAATCTTGGATTCCACAAAATCATTGACTTCGCGAACTAGAATATCTTTCGAATAAACACGACCGTTTTTATTCTTCACCTCTGCTTCTAAGAAGGGGCCTCTCAATCTAAAAACTTTCTTTCCTTCTTCTTCCTCTTTGATAACCTCAAGCTTATCAAAAGAGACAAATTCCGTTAAAAGTTTCATTATCTTCCCCCAAAAATTAATTAGAAGCGGTCATCGATTCTTTTTGTTTCTCAACATCGATTTTATTAAGTTTAGCAAGTACTTCAAACTTCTTTTCGTCAACCTTGGCTTTAACCTTATCAGCAGCCATCTTCTCCACATCTGTTTGCAAGCTTGCCCAATCTCCGGCAAGAACTCTCTTTATAACTGATTTCATAACTCCTCCTTCACAAACACTATAGTACATTATTAAGTGTCTTAATAGTATTTATAGTTAAGTTGCTTATTTTTTTGATTTAAATTGCTTCCTGATATTTTTATCCTTATATCTATCCTTAATAGACGAATCTAATGTCTGCCATTCTTTCAAAATTTGAGAATCATTATCGCCTATGCTAAATTTCATCGATTCAGGAGTTTCTGGTGGTACTTCTGGTGCAGCACCCGCGCCAGGAACCTCACCACCCATTTCAACCCCGGCTTCGGCGCCCGGCTCGGCCCCAAACTCACCACCGGCTTCGGCACCAAAACCTCCACCCATTTCACTAGCAGCTGCCTGTTGTGCCGCCAACTCTTCATCAGTTGGTTTAATTTTATCCATAAGTTCTTTATTCCAATTATATTCTTCTTCGTTCATTAAGAACATCTTCTTAAGAGCAAACTCTGGAGCAAAGAATCCAGTTGGGTTTTCAGTTGGATTATAAATGAATTCAGAAGTTGCTCCAAGAATTGACAAACGCGTTTCCATCAATTCCATTTCTTTATACTCTTTAAACAAGTTCGACTTTGTGAACTGAATATTATATATATTTTGATCCACATATCTTTCATCAATTCCACGAAGCCTCATAAGAGTAATAAAAGGATCTAAAATAATATACTTAAATCTTCTTTGCAATCTTTCAACGAACCTCGCAAACTTGATTTCTTCTCTTTGAATTTCACCAGATTTACCAGACGCATACATTGAAGAAGTAGGATCTTCCCAACGAGAACGGGGAAGCATAAGAGATTTGTAAAGATTCTCTTGAAAATATTTCACATCATCCATTTCACTAAAGTTTGATTCTCCACCAATCGTATCAACCGTCGTACCGTTCCCATTAATGTCTCTCGTAAACCAATAGTCTTCGGTCAAGGATTGAACATTTTGCGCGGAGTTCATTGCGCCAGTTTCTGAATCATAAATTATCTTTTTTCGGTATCTATTAGACAACTGTTTTACAAATTCGTCTGCTTTACCTTTCGGCATACGACCAGTATAAATGTTCCATATTCTTCTTTGTGGAGCCCTTACCAATCTATGAACAACAATAGCATCTTCCATGTTATTAAGTTGATTAAACGGTCTAATAGCTGATTCAAGAAACCCTCTTACATCAAGAAAAGTTTCCCCATACGATCCATAGTTTGCATAAGCAATTTGGTCTTTATCAAAAATAATACTATTGGGTTCATCAGGAGTATAAGATGTGTTCTGAGCGTATGACACGTTTCCTTGCTGTGCATGATCAACGCCTTTTACTGCTTCTGGGGAATTTGCATTAACTTGCATATATGCTTTAATTTTATTTTCTTCATAAACCGGCATTATGGTATGAGAAGGTAAAATCTTAATACCAATAATATCATCACCATCATCATTCAAAACAAGTTCGACATAAAGCTCGGCTTCAACTAACCACTTTCTAAATAAATCCCATCCTCTTTCATTGAACTTATAAACATTAACAGTCAAATACTTCCATATCTTTCTGATTTCGTCTTCAATGTGTTCTGGAATTTCTTCAACAATTTCAAGATTAAGAACATTGCCTTCTGGATTGTCGACGACAGCATCATCACATATCTGATTTAATGCGTCATTAACAATAGGATATCTTGACATTTGACGATATTTTTGTATACGTCCTCTCTTACTTCCAAAATATTGCTCGAATTGAATACCAACGTATGTAATAGCAGATCCGGGATTAGAAAGATAATCGTAATTAATGAAATTCGCAAGATCAATTTCTTCTTGTGATACACCCTGACTATTATCTATTTCTTCACTTTCTCTCTTTTCTTCCTCAGGTCTAGCTTTTTTAAAATACTCAGCAAACCTATTAAAAAGAAATATTTTCGAAAGATCAATTGCCATATTATACCTCTTTTATAAAAGAATTAAGTTTTTCTTTCAAATTTTCGAAGTAACTAATTCTTATCAATTTAATATTATTTAAATTACAAAAACTATTCTTTATTTCATCATTTTCTTTAACTTGATTTAAATTTTTAGTGGCTTCATATAAATCCATACCACCAAAACAAGTCGGCTCAAAATGTTGAATTCCATCATATTCAATACACGTATTCAAATCTGGAAGATAAAAATCAAAAGGTAAAGATGACTTATTAAAACAATTTTCAAAAACTTTTTGATACTCAAAATCTATACCATTGGATTTTAACCACATTTCAATTTGCGTTTCTCCTTTAGACTGATTACATTTTGGGCAACCGTGTCCCATTAAGTGATCGTTTGGTCTTTGCCAAAACTCCCCATGAATAGGACATACTATACATACTTTACCTTTACTATTCTTATAATCAACATAAGCATAACTATATTTATTACCAAACAAATTATAAGATTTATTAGCAAAATCAAAACTAGAACTTACATTTGCCAAAGATATCTTTTCTTTTTTACATTCTTGACAACCGCACCCATTTAAATGATGAATAGGTCTTTGCCAAAACTCTCCATGTACAGGACAAATTATACATACTTTTGTCGAATTATTAACATAATTTACTAAAGAATATTCGTATTTGTTTTGGTGTATTCTATTAGATTTCTCAACAAACTCTTCTTTAGTCATTCTCAATTTTTCAATATTCTTATTTTTACCACATTCATAACAACCATGGCCCATCAAGTGATCGTTTGGTCTTTGCCAAAAAGAACCATGAATAGGACATATTATTTCAACTTTACTTCTATTATTTTTGTATTTAACCTTTTCATAATTATACTTATCATTATGAACTTCTTTGGCTTTTTGAACAAAAATATCTAAACTTAATCTTTTTCCTTTTTTTAATTTTGAACAAATTGGACATCCCTGCCCCTGTAAATGTTTATTTGGTTTCTTTGAAAAAACACCGTGTTTTTTACAAATAATCTTAACTGGTATTACAGACTTTTTATAAACAACTAAAGAATAATCGTATTCTTTACCAAATATTTTTTCAGACTCTTTCAAAAAATCTTCTCGATTTTTAACCATATTAACTTTGTTCCTCAAAATAAAATTCAACAAATTCTTTTTGAGTTTTCTTTTTCTTCTTTTTCTTTTTGCTCTTTTTTCGGCCATCATCATGAACAGGTGGTGTATATCCCCCACGCCGACTAAATGTTCCCATATGCTTTGCGTGTACATGCGAACTTCCATAGATTGCCGGTTCCGTTCCACCATCGCTTGTAGTCATAGTAGATTGTCCAACAGAACCGGTTGTTATAGCACCCTGAGCTTCTTCGTCTAAATTCACATCATATTTTTGAGAAAGAATTTTCTTAAGTGTTCCAACAATGGCGGCATAATCATCCCCATATCTTTCTTCAAGTTCTTTAACTCTTTGCTCAACATACTTCGAAACTTCATTCTTATTTCCACCAATTTTAGAAATCCATTTATCCTTAGTCGCAGATAAACCTTTTTTAGCTTCTTCAAGATTTTCTTCTTTTACCGGATCGTTTTTACGAATAGATTTCATTTTGATCTGTAGAGACTTAATTTCGGCCTGAATAGATTTTTTCATATCTAGATCAGTAGTCTGTCTCAATCTAGTTTCCAATTCAGAAATTTGATCCCTTATTGCTGGAATCTTGTTTCTCTTAACATCTTGTTTAGCTCTATCATAAGCCGGTTGAAATTTAGACATATTAAAATTCCTTTAAGTCAGTTGTTTTAAGCCCCGACACCAATTTTATTTGCAACCTTTTTGGCAAGTTCTTTTGGGCTAATTCCCAATTCTTTAGCACGATTTTTAATAGCATCTGTTAAACCTTTTATAATCAATTCTTCGGTCGATTTTTCTCTTTCGTCTATTTCAGATTCTTCATCCAAATCAATTCTCTCAACAACAACTTTAATTAAATCACAGCAATCGTCATAAAGATTCGAATAATAATCCTTAATCTGTTTTTTCAGTTTATCATTTTTTTTGATCAAATCTTCTCTCTGTTCGCTGATTTCAGCAATCTTTTCATACAGAATTTCTTTATCTGCCATAATTTATCACCTCGAAGTTATTTATACGTCTTCTAAAAAGCCATCAGTAGACAAAGGTTCCCAACGACAATGCCATCTCATTTGTCCGCCCGTAACAGCATCACTTAAAACTAATCTAATATAAGTATCTGAAGTGGGGTCTGCTACACAATCAACTGATGTCTTATCTGAGGGATTAAAGAAACTTCCTGGGTCTGCTTCTGTAAATGAGGGACCCGAATCTGTCTCAGCCTTATTTAATGCTTGATCAGATGGCTCATTTCTCATGTATAAAGTTCCAGATGGATCTGCTTGAATTTGTAGTCCTGGTGCATCAGTTATATCAGCAGTACCACTAACAGAATACAATTCTATATGAATACTACTACTCGTATTATCTATTGCACTAGTAACCAATCCATAAACATCCGAAATTCTTACTGCGCCTGTAAACTTAAAAAGATTATATTCCGTAGAACCATCTAATGTAATCGTTTTATAGTGTTCACTATCATACGACAAGAATGGCCAACAAGCACCATTATCATCGTCTCGCCATTTGCCATCGCCGCGGCCAGTACTACAGTTTCTAAAACAACCATTCGTTACACCACTATCAACAATAAACCCGCCACCAGAATGTCCTTGAGAGCAGCAAAATTTTAGTCTTGGCTTGTCGGCCGAATTCGTAATCCAAAATCCTATTGAGTTAGTTACCCCATCATTACCACCGGTACAACTACTTTCTATTCTACAGCGATCTCCTTGAATTTTGAAAGCCGCCACTCCCGGATTAGCGCATCTACATTCTCTCAAAACCGCACCAGTACCTTGAAGATCATAACCTATTTCACCATTCGAACTCGCACTAGTTCTTATTTCATTTAAGTAACAAAAATTTCCAGTAACTTCAACAGCAGTAGCGCTTGTTGCTGCATTAACTTTTAACGATCCTTCACGACAAGTCGCTCTACAAAAGTTACCAGAAATTCTAAGAGCTGTTCCCGATGTAGGTGATATTTGAGATCCAATTTCAAACCACATTTCACAGTTATTAACATTTAAATCAAGACCGTTTTCCGCATAATTTCCAGCACCAATAACAATAGCATCGCCGTCACTTAATTTATTAATAGCGGCACCAATTGTTTGTAATTCAGTTTCGGGACTCAACCCACTATTACTATCATCGCCATTAGATAAACTAACATAATAAATATTACCAGTAAATTTTGGTATGCGCTTGGATCTATCAAGAAAACTCATATATTCTCCTTACAATATCCAGTACTCTGTTCCATCAGATACAACTTGTAAATTATCTAATGCTAAAATTACTTGACTGGATTCTTTATCAATTGTTCCCCCATCAATAACATCAACAGTCGACATTGTAGTTTCGCTTCTATTTTTAATATGAAAAACCTTTTTATTTAAACCCGTCGCCGATGGGAGTGTTACATTAGATGCGCTACATAAAATATATCCATCGGCCGAGGTTGCTGAATATGCAATTATTTGACTTGTAATACTTTTTGAATCTTCTTTCGTTATTAATCTTGTTTCAACCTGAGCCGATGTATAATAATCAGCACTGACTCCTGTCCAAGAATCGTTATCCCCGCTAACAGCAGACAAATCGGCTTTAACTGCAATCAACCCATCTGTATCCGTCTTAGTATAATAATCAGCTGAAACACCAATCCACGAATCCGTACCACTAACGTCTGTGGCGTTAATAACAATCAAATCTCCCGATTGGGAGACTGATGCACTACCAGTAGCTGAAAGAGTTCTTATTCGAAGATCAGACCCAGACTTATCTTTATAAATTTCAACCCCACCACCAACATTTTGCATGGCGTTATTTTCACCCCCACCCCCCGCAACAAGCATCTGTGTAGAACCAACATCCGCTTTCTGTGGGGCGGTGGGGTTTTGATATTCATCCAGAAGACGATCCATCACTTGAGAAGAAACATTACGATTTTTATTAATTGTTTCTTCTTCTGGTTCTTCTCGTTTTGGCTCTTCTGTTTCAACAAAATCAACCTTCTCTATATCCTCTATTGAAAGAGATTCGTCCTCATCTTTTTCGAATTCAACATTATACTTTTTTCTTAGAAAATCTTTCAGCTCCGATTTAGAGATTTTGACTTTATCTTTGAAAAGAGATTCAAGTTCTTCTCGAACTTGTTTCTCTTTTCCATAATCAAAAATACTCATTTAATATTCCTTACGGACTGGACTCGCTAGAACTTGAACTAGATTCCGACGATGGACTAGATTCGCTAGAACTTGAACTAGATTCTGACGATGGACTAGACTCGCTTGAGCTAGATTCTGACGATGGACTAGATTCGCTAGAACTTGAACTAGATTCCGACGATGGACTAGATTCGCTAGAACTTGAACTAGATTCTGACGATGGACTAGACTCGCTTGAGCTAGATTCGGACGATGGACTAGATTCGCTAGAACTTGAACTAGATTCTGACGATGGACTAGACTCGCTTGAGCTAGACTCGCTAGAACTTGAACTAGATTCACTAGATTCCGAAGACCTACTAGATTCGCTGTAAGTAGATTCGGACGATGGACTAGACTCGCTTGAGCTAGACTCGCTAGAACTTGAGCTAGATTCCGACGATGGACTAGACTGACTAGATTCGCTAGACTCACTCGAACTAGATTTTGACGATAGACTAGATTCGCTCGAACTAGATTCGGATGATGGACTAGATTCTGACGATGGACTAGACTCACTAGAACTAGATTCGCTAGAACTTGAACTAGATTCTGACGATGGACTAGATTCGCTAGAACTTGAACTAGATTCCGAAGACCCACTAGATTCGCTGTAAGTAGATTCTGACGATGGACTAGATTCACTAGAACTAGAACTAGATTCGGATGATGGACTAGACTCACTAGATTCGCTAGAGCTCGAACTAGATTCTGACGATGGACTAGATTCACTAGAACTCGAACTAGATTCTGACGATGGACTAGAGACACTAGAACTCGAACTAGATTCTGACGATGGACTAGAGACACTAGAACTCGAACTGGATTCGGATGATGGGCTAGACGGACTAGACTCGCTCGAACTAGAACTAGATTCAGAACTAGACGACTCGTCGTAATCCACATGACACCCAGACATAATAATAGGCAAAGAACCATCTACTTCGGGAATAATACTTGTATATTTACATTTAAGATTCCCACTACCATCAATATAAGTCACATAAATATTCTGACCATTTACATCAATGTCAGCAACAGAAACAGTAGTTTTATAATCTTCACCTAAAATTAATAAGGTTCCAACAACTGTTGACATTTTATCCTCCTTAAATAATTCGCAGCTTACTTATGTATTTATAAGTCTTTATTATCAATTATTCATCATCTTTCTCATTTCCGCCAACAGTACGCCTTTTTATATCATTTTCTTCCAAATCAACCCAATAAATTTCATAAACAATAGAGTCTTTATTAGCCTTAAACTTATGAATAAGTTTAGGTGGAACTGTTGATTGATCGCTATCTTTTAAAACAGTTGTTTCTTTAATACCATTATCTTGAAATATTGTAACCTCTATTTCTCCACTTTCAACAAAAAACAAATTATACTTAAATTCGTGATGGTGTTCGCTACAATATCCCCCTTTATCTATATTTAGTCTATGTATTTCTATATTGTGATTAGAAAATATTTTAGCTGTTTCTCCCCAAATTTTCGATTGCTTAATCATAATAAACCTCCCTTATTTATCAAACTCGTTTCTAAAGTAACCTTTTTCAAATGCAGCCATTTGGATTAAAGTTAATTCGTGTCTATCAATCACCAAAACATGACTCCTTGACAAAATATCAACAAACCAACTAATATATTCCATTGTTCGTACTCTCATCCCACCATGTGTTTCCATTGCAACCATCTTTGTTCGTCGTAAAATATTTTCAGCATCTTTATCTCCAACCATAAACGATTCAGCCCCTTCGCAATCAATTTTCAATAAAGTTTCTTCTGGTTTAATCTTTATCTTTTTAAAAATATCTTGAATTTTAAGGCTTTGAACTTTAATCGTTTCTTCCTTAAGAACATCCTCTTTAACACTAAATTTATTACACAAATCCATTTTTCTTTGTTTAGCTAAATAAAAAGTTTCTCCATTACCCAAAGCTAAATTAAATGTAGATATTTTCATTCCATCAACATTCGAATTTAATTCTTCAAACGTTCTTGGGTGGGGTTCAAAAGCAAATATTCGCATTTCCGGATGAAGTATTTTAGCCATCAAAGAAATCATACCAATATTTGCGCCAATATCAATCATATTAGGAATACTATTATGTGGAATTTTTTTAAGAAAATACGATGCCCCGCTATTGTTATTAAGCTGTTTAAACAAAGTCACTCTTGTATTTGAATGTATTTTCATAATCAACCTCACCTTTGGGTATTAATATCAAATTTTGGATTTGGAATTCCATTTTCTTGTATTCTATAGTGACCCACATGAAAAGTTAAAGGCGCACCATTAATAATCTTTTTCTTGCTAAATCTTTTTCTAAAATACTTATCGCTTCGAGTTAAATTAAACCCCATTGAAAAATCTCTTTTAAAACTTTTTGGATCTACATAATAACCATTGCAACAATCAAATATTTGTTGCCTTCTCACCAACTGGGATCCACCATGAACAACATTTCTTTTAGATATTCTTTCAATCTCAAACGAACTAACAACTTTATATACTGATTTCACATACATTTCAAAATTTTCAAGAAAACTATTTGCACTTTCAACTGAAGTATGCGCTACTGGTCTAAATCCTCTCACTCCATCAAATTCTGGATCCAAATATTTTTCAACATAATTAAAATAATATGGGCCATACACTAAATCACAATCATTAAAATATATCCAGTCTTCAGTAGAATTTTCAACTTGTAAATTTCTAATAAATCCTCTTTTCCTTAAACTTTCATCATAAGGTGTTAACTTAAATCTCAGTCCCTTTTGTTCATAGAATTTTACAACAGTTTCAACATCCGGATTTCCATTGCCTTTCACATACGCAATATTAATAAGAAGGTCTGGTGGTTCTATTTGCTGAACCAAGGACGCCAACTGCATTGTCCATCTTCTTTGAAAATTATAACAAACTGTACATATTTCTATAGACATTTAATTACTCCATATTACCTTTGAGCGTTAATATCAAACTTAGGATTTAGAATACCATTATTTTGCATTCTATAATGCTCGGCATGAATATTCATAGGCATATCTGAAATAACCCGCCTTCTGCGAAACTTTCTTCTAAACCGAATATCGCTTCTAGTTCCATTAAAACCCATCGGTCGATCATTGCTATAATCGGATCTTACATAATGACCTTTACATTTATTTAATACAACTTGCCTTCTGACTAACTGACCACCACCATTAACAATACCTCTACCAGTTACTTTTGTAATACCAAAAGATTTTGCAACATCATAAGCCGAACTAACATACATTTGAAAATTATCAAAAAAACGATTAGCAGTTTCTATATTTGTATGAGCAAGAGGATTGAAACCCAACAATTCCTTCGAACTAGGATCAAGATAAATTTTAATTTGACCAAAAAAATGTGGGTGATATATAAGATCACAATCATTAAAAAATAACCATTCTTCACTTGAATTCTGAACTTGAAGATTTCTAATAAACCCTCTTGTTTTTAAAGTCTCGTCATACGGGGTTAACTTAAATTGTAATCCTTTTTGTTCATAGAAATTTACAACAGTCTTTACGTCTGGATTGCCGTTGCCATCAACATAAGCAATATTAATAAGAAAGTCGGGTGGTTCTATTTGTTGAATTAAAGATGCTAATTGTAACGCCCATCTTCTTTGAAAATTATAACAAACAGTACATATCTCAATTGCCATTTAAACCTCTTTGTATTAAATTATCCAATATACCATTATAAAACTTAATAAACTCTTTAGGGTTCTGTCTCATCTCGCCCTTCCACGCATGGTAGTGAACCGACTTTTCATCTACCCAATTATTTTTTCGAGGCTTGTAATAATAATATTTCTCTGTATTCACAACATTTTTATCCATCAATCTTAAGTCAAGATCCTGTTGGTGTTCTGGAAATTCACTTTTAATAAATTGAATATGTTTAGAATCACCCCTTGGTAATTTCCAAAAAACTTGGTGACAACGTGGAAGATAAATTTCTCTATATTTCTTCATATTGAAAACGACTAAACCAACACTAACATTGGTATCATCATAGTGGTTTGTTAAACAAAAAGTATTTGGATCTTTATCAATTTCTCCCTGAATATAATCTATACATTCATTAGCACAAATAGTATCTATATCTGACAAAATTGCATGAGGAGTCTGTACATAATTCATCCCAAGATACTTTGCTCTATATCCAATACCCAACTTGCTAGCCGATGGATTAACAGACCAACCAGAACGATGCAATGAAACATATCTATTCTCAAAAAAGTTACACCTTACGGTCGATCTTTTCAAAAACCTTTTGCTAAAACCATTAAACAATTCTAAAAGATAAACCGGATACACTCGTCTTCTTTGTTTCAAATCTCTTTGAGTTGTTGTTGAAGCAAATGGTGTATCCCAAGCACAAATAATTCTTGGAACAACTTTTTCATTAATAATAATACTTGCCATTAAAGCCGCGCCATGAGCCTGTAAATCTTGGAAATCGCTATAACCTTTAATTAAACCAAGCGTCCACGAAAGATTATCACTAACAGGTTTATCAAGTTGTACAGCAATATTCCAAACCTCTTTTATTTTATTATGAAAAGTATCGAAAAATATTCCCATGTTTATCTCCCACCAAAAATAATATTATTAATCTTTTGAGCATATAAATCATAAAAAAGTTTTCTATTTTCTTCATACTCATTTGTCATCATATTCGAATTAATCCATTTATATTTTTGACCATTATTATAATGGTTTTTAAATTTTTCAATAATCTTTTCTTTTGTATTATCAGCCAACGCTTCTTTTATTCTTTCTTCGTTATATTCCTTTCCAAAAAATTCGACAACGCCTTTCCATAATCCAATATCCTTTACTAAATCTTCAAATTTAACAACATGACCAGCATTACTAAAATAAAAATTTCTATGTGTTTTAAGCTGACGCGCCTTTCTTAAAATATAATTTTCTTTAAATTTTCTTGACTTTTCGCCAATTTGATGTGAAGTTGCTTGCCACGAATAAATAACATCCACAGGATTTCTATACAAATAACAAACACCAGATAACTTAAAGCCAGTAAATCTATCATGTCCCCAAAATATTTCTACTCCATAGCTTTCCAAAGTTCCCCGAACAAAATGCATACCGCTTCTTGGATAAGCAACTAAATTAATTTTTTTACGGTACTTTTTACTTTTTATTCCCATTTTTTAGTTTCTCCAAAGCTATTTGCCAACTTTTGCTAATTTCAGGTTTTGTTGTTAAGTGTCTGCTTCTACAATTACTGTTACCACAATATTTACATAAAACTGGAATTTGTTTCATCAATTTTTCTGGAGTCGCATCTTTCAACTCTTTAATACCAATATCCATTTGAAATATTTTGGCCAATGATCCACCGGGATTACAAACAAAATATCCATTTGGAGTTAATGCCATTCCACACCGCCATGGAACCGAACAAGCTTTTACTTCTTTTTCTCCATTATCAACAGGCGCCGAATTATAAGCTACAAACGATTGTTTCTGGCTTTTCTTGTTTGAATTTCTCACATAAACCCAAGAAGGAATTTCTTTTAATTTTTCTTGAACAAACTTACCCAACCCATTTGTACTAAATCTTATTAAACATCTTGGATAAAAGTCTTTATATACTTTAATCACTTCAAACATTTCTTTAAAATGTGGATAATATGTCGGCTCACCACCTATTATATCTATACGTTTCCATTTCTTTCTCATTTTAATTGAATCGTCTACAAATTTTTTAAGTTCATCCAATGAAATATATGACTTATCTTTATAGATACCACAGTTTCTATCACAATTAAAACACCCCAACTGACAAAAAGAAGTCACTTCGAGTTGAATATGATCAAGCAAATGGTCTCTCAAAAGGCGATTATTAATATCTCCAGACGAGCAAACATCTTCCCGAATCTTTTTCCATTTTGAAGAATTGCGAAAACCAAGTCTTTTAATACTTTTAGTTCCCCAACTTCTATCTGGCATCTTATCAGCAAAATACCAAGCAACCGTATCATGACTTGGAACCGGTAGTCTGTCTCCAAACTTTTTAGCTAACATTTGAATAAATTCTGTTTTGTGTAAACATCCAAAGCTCGCTAATCTTCGATGATAATATCGATGACCATACCGGCCAGTATCTTCATTCAAATAATAATTATCTAAATCATTAATCCAATGACCCGGTTTTGTATAATTCCACTTATGACCAACTACATCATAATTAAAATCTTTTTCCGTAAAAACATCGACAGAATTTGTAAAATAAGCATCACAATCAATCTTTACAAAATATTCCGTATCCACATACTTGGCTGCTCCAAGTATAAACGACGACAACATTAATTCTCTGATATTTTCATATTCTGGCATATCCCAATAGATAAATTTAACATCAAAGTAACTTTTCACAAATTTTAAATTACGAAGACTTTTAAAACCATGATGAAACAAAATCATTTTACGATCTTTAAACTGTGGTTTAATTTTCCAAGACGGAAGACCCCAACGAAGTCTTTTAATATATTTTGGAGTACATGCCGTTACTAACGTAAAATCTTTCATTTGGACTCCCTCCGTGGCAAAAACTTCCTCAGTTGTCTATCATGTTGAATGTTATCTTTAATAAAGTTCAATTCCTTAATTTTATCAAACTCCTCATACCACTTATCACTATTGAAAACATAATTACCTTTATCATCTAATCTACAATGCTTTCTTCCATGAAAATGAAGTATTTTAGTTTCTTCTGTAATTTCATCAAACTTACAGCTAGTATTGTAATCATGAGAAACAATACTATTTTTAAACTTTGGCAAAAGTATATGGCAACATTGTTCGTCGGGAATAAACATTTCTGTTCCATGCTTAGCATAGTCAAACCACACCTTCATAAGCTCACTATCTTTACGGAAGGCAAAAACACCAACATTAATAGAAGGTCTTTCTTGAAGAGCTTCCTTAATCATATCTGGAAAAATCGGCTTCCATTCCTTTATTCTTCTTCTAATAGTTCTTCTTTTAGTTGTCCAATCAGAAAATTGCGGAACAACAAATTCATGTTTGTCAGCTTCGTCATGAAGTTCTTCAAATTCATTTAATACAATAGTATCAGCGTCAATAAATATTGTATTATTATACGGAGAATATGTATGGGCCAAACATTTATTTAGTAGCACTTGCTTTTTACTAAGCTTTTCTAATTCAATAATCTTTAAATTAACCCCAAAGTGATTTGCCATCTTTTTACATTCATCATATCCATCATAATCAGATAAAATCGTAATTCGCTCTTTTGGATAATGTCTTATACAAGTTGAAAGAGAAACAGCAAGTCTCACTAAAGCTCCCTTACCAACATTATAATAAATTACTCCACAAGACCCTTCAATCGGCTTTTCAGCTTTCTTAATTTTTTCAATTTTCTTCATTTTTTTCTTTTCCTTTTTCTTGCTTTCTTGTTCATCGAAACGATTATACATTCCCTCTGCTTTTTCTTTCTCTACATTTGGAAAATCTTTTAAAGCAGTCGATAACGCATCATCATACGATATAAATGGAAAGACTTGAAGTTGTGAATCAGAATTACAGTTATAAACATGAAAATCGTTTTCTTCAAAAATTGGCCGAAGTTGAGTATATCTTTCAATCATTTTATTATATGTACTATTATTACCTCTAACTGATCCTGGGCTTCGATCTTGTTTCCACGAATAGTTTTGTTGTCCTTTAACCATTTGAAAATCACACCCAAGTAAAAATAAGTTCTTAAATCCAAGCAAGTAAGAAATCTTAAGTGCTGCCATCATTACACTTCGACCACCACCATATTTTTTATGGTTCCCCCAATTTACTGTCTTTTCAGTCAAAAATGTTTTGTGATTAAAATGTTCGTTTCGATGGTAGTATATTATATTTGGTGAATCCATTACTCGCTGATTAGTATCTTTCCAATTATAATTATCAAATAGATTTGATTTGGCTTTAAAGAAAGGAACGAACTTAATAATATTAGGATCTTTCCAAATACTAATCATAAATCTTGAAGGATGATCAACAGAAACCCACAAATTTGGCCTAAAAGTTTTAACCGAATTATTAACACCAAACGTAACAATACCTGGCTGTTTTAGCTTTGTTAAATCATAGTTGTTTAAAGAAGGTCCAGATAAAATTAAAAAACATGAGGCATTTTTGTACTGTTTTTCAAAAGGAATTGGAATTCTTTCGCTGGTACTAAACGTCAATTCATTTGCCATAAACTTTCTCCTTTTCAATCTTAAGATAAGACCATAACACGATTATTTAGTTTCTTTCCAATTGAAGGTTGTGGACCTTCGGATGAGCTCGATTCTGACGAAATCGACGATAATGATTGTGCAGATGAGGATTCGGAAGACAAACTAGACTCACTTGAGCTAGATTCCGAACTAGATGATTCCGAAGATGGACTAGATTCACTCGAACTAGAACTTGATTCCGAAGATGGACTAAATTCACTTGAACTCGAACTTGATTCGGACGATGGACTAGATTCACTTGAACTCGAACTAGATTCCGAAGATGGACTAGATTCAGACGATGGACTAGACCCACTAGAACTAGAACTAGATTCCGAAGATGGACTAGATTCAGACGATGGACTAGACTCACTAGAACTAGAACTAGATTCCGAAGATGGACTAGATTCACTCGAACTAGAACTTGATTCTGAACTAGGACTAGATTCAGATGATGGACTAGATTCACTCGAACTAGACTCATTCGAACTAGATTCTGAACTAGGACTAGATTCCGATGATGGACTAGACTCACTAGAACTCGAACTAGATTCTGAACTAGGACTAGATTCCGATGGTGGACTAAACTCACTAGAACTCGAACTAGATTCTGAACTAGGACTAGATTCCGATGATGGACTAGATTCCGATGATGGACTAGACTCACTCGAACTCGAACTAGATTCGGATGATGGACTAGACTCAGACGATGGACTAAATTCACTTGAACTCGAACTTGATTCGGACGATGGACTAGATTCACTTGAACTCGAACTAGATTCCGAAGATGGACTAGATTCAGACGATGGACTAGACTCACTAGAACTAGAACTAGATTCCGAAGATGGACTAGATTCAGACGATGGACTAGACTCACTAGAACTAGAACTAGAT